CGCATATAGTTTCCACATACACCGGGCGGAAACCAATCGTGAAAAGTTTTAATAGTTGTATCTTGTAACTGCCTTGCAGTTTCTCGGACAATCGCTACTCGCGATTTACGAATACCTTGTTTGTTAGGCTCCTGCATAGAAGCCCTACGTATAACCTCAAATGTACTTGCTACTGATTTACCAGATCCAACCGGCCCCATAAGCACACGCATCTTTGAATCTGACATCATAAAGTTCTTACAAACTTTGGATGGTGTATAATCAATTTCCATAAAAGTTACCACGTTTCTGGTTGCGGTAACTACGATCTTGTCTTGTTCCTACCTTTGTAGTTATCCGCAACGCTTTTTCTCGAATGCGCTTAAGCTCATTCTCAAATTCCTTTACAGTCATAGTTGCTGCTGTCTTTCTCAAAATACTAATGCCCCAAGAATGAAACTTACGACACAAGCAATAACAGGTTTCTTATGATACCTTACTCGTCTCAACCACTCTCGAGGTGTATGACCAAATACAATCATTTGTCCTCCTAACCCCAAGCCCCTGCTTTATTTATTAAGTCATCATACTCATCAATAAGTAAGACATAATACTTAGTAGGTTCTTGTTTGTTCTTAATTATTTTAGTCTTGAACGATATACCAATATCATTCAATCCTCTAGTAAATTGTTCATACTCGGCTAGTGACTCGAAACTTACAGCACGAGTTCCCTGATAGAGTTCTACAAATCGGCTAAGCACTTCCGATTGCTTTTGGCTCCTCAGTTTCTTAAGCGCCGATGACAGTTGCTGTGTGATCTTGATCCTCGAGGTTAATTGTAATTTTAACTCCGCCACCAGATCCCTCCGTCTGTGTATAATTCTTTGGTTCTAGTACGCCCCACTTAACAGTGGACTTGATGCGATCGGACTTAACCGCAGCAGATGTGTCTGGGTTGTGAATCAAAGTCCAAGATGTTGTTAATAGTTCTTCCGCTTGGGCACGGGCCTTTAACTTAAAGGTCATACCTTTTTCGCGGATCTCATTTCTGTAGGATTCTACCTTCTTTAAAAAGACGCGATCTTTCTGGAATACAAGAATATCCTCGGCAGAAATACTATGCCGATCTTTTACTTCATCTAACGTCTCACCGCTGCCTTCTAGCATGAGTGCCATATCAAAGGCCAAACGATCAGACCACTTCGTGTGTTTCAAAGGTAATGTGTCCATACCCCAATTATGCAGTAAATTACGAGCATGTCAAATAATTTTAAAACTTTACACTTCGATTTTTTGGGTCTTGCTATGAGAGGTTTACTTATATGGGGGTGGGGGTCGCGACACAAGTCCATGTGCCCCCCTACCTAACGCACCCGAAAGAACAAATCGTGAACGGCTAACAGCCTCTAAAAACCTTACATATTGGGCTTACTTGACAGAAGTGTATAATTAACCCATAGTGAAATTGTCGCTGAGGGCAGCGATACCCGAACAGCTAGCGGGATTACTAGCTACATTACTGGAGGTCTACATGAGTAGAATCTTTGAAGGGAATGTTAGCATTGTGGCTAACACCAAGGGCGAGATAGCCTTGAAGCGTGACCCTAACGGCGCTTGGAACTCCTCGAACTCTGTTGAGCTTTACCAAAAGTGTTTGGAGCTTAGCAAAGCGAAGAAAATGCCATTACATAAATGGTCTTTCTTCAAGGCTGACGGTGGCGTCCAAGTCCTACTGATGGCTGATAGGTACGGTAATCCTAGGATTACAATCCTACCACCGAGGGACTACGAGGGCAAAGCAAAGTCCAAAGTGACTAAGTTAGCCTAACTCAACCGGCTAGGGCTTCGGCCCTAGCCACCTAACCAAGGAGGTAAAAATGGCTAGGAAAGATAACGTAAGAGAGTATCGAGTAGATTGGATTGAACTAGGGTCGCTTTACTCAAGATGGTACTACAAACAAGCTGACGCAAAGAACTTTGCATTCAAGCTGAAGCATGACCCAGAGATCGAAGCAGACAATGTAATGGTCTCACATAGCCCAAGCAACAAACAACTAGCTTGGAACTTCTAACCAACAAGGGAGGCTTCGGCCTCCCTACTAACCAAACGGAGAATGATATGACATTAACTAAAGAACAAAAGAAAAAACTAAAGAAAGAATACTTAAAAGAAAAAGAATATGAAGAATGGGAGAAAGATAACAGATGGATAGATATAGACGAAGAACTAGAACGATGCAGAACCATATACAGATAGGGAGGATTGATCCTCTCTTTCTTTTTTTGTTTTTTAATAATATATATCCCATACGTCGGGGGGTTTCGGCTCGCTTGTAATCGCGATGTAAAGCTGATGTTACACGATAAGTTTACAGGAAATGGTACATCAGGTGTAAAGTTAGGTACTATCTAGTGTATCTAGTCCATACTTGACACAATATGTTGTGTTTTAGATACCATAACCTTACAACTTGACACCAAGAAAGCGTTATAACGCAAGGGTTTACACCATATGTGCTCAAGTAAACTATCTAAACTATCTAAAATATATAGATAATTTCAATATACCCTTTCCTGAAAGGATTTCTTGAGGAATATATGTAAAACGCGGTAGTCAAGGATTACCAATATATTTCTAGATATTTTAGATACCTGTACACAAACCATTGAAATTGAATAGTATTTCCTATCCACTTCTAATATCTATCTACAGAAACATTACAGATAGGACTGCCCACGAATAGATAGAACAACATGTTCCCACATGTCATGTGAAGGTGTCGCTTTCTCTGTGTACCGGAGCCAACTTGCAAAATCGGCTCGGCTCGCCCAAACTGGGTTTGTCTTTCGGGGCTGTCCTTTTACGGACTTTCCCAAGAGACTTTACATGCCAATGAACTAATCAACTAAGGAGGTATATCATGGCTAAAGTATACGAAGGTAATGTATCTATCTTTAAAAACTCTAAAGATAAGATTGTTGTAAAGGCTGATCCTAATGGTCAGTACAATGCTGAGAATGTTGAAGCACTTGCTTCAAAGATGACTGAACTTGGTCGTTCTTTGAAAGCTGAAGTAAACTTCTTCATTCCAGAGACTAACTCAGACAAGCCTATCAAGGCTGTCTTGCTAGCTAATCGTTGGGGTTCCCCTTACGTAGCTTACTTACCTGAGGGTAAGACATCTACTCGTAAGCCTATTGAAAAGCTTGCTTAATCTTAATCAGGGACAGTGGTGTAATGCTACTGTCCCTATTCGTGTTGGAGGTGAATATGTATTCATGTGTTGTATGTTCTGCTGAAGTCCATGACAAACGTGTCAAGTTAGGTTATGATACTTGCATGATCTGTGGTGACAAGCAGGCTCAAAAGGTTGTGCATACAGTACTACCTTTACACAAATCCAACTACATGTTGGTGACCAATCGGGAGGAACTGATTGGTTTTAATACGAAGGGAGGAATAGTCAAATGAAACTATCTGATAAACTTCTATGGATACTGTACTGTGCTATTGCGGCAGGTACAGTTTCATACTTAGACACAGTCTTTGAGTGGGGGTTATTCTAATGTCTGCTCGTAAGGTTTTGTCTGCACTGGGGGCTACAGCTTTGGTTGTAGCTTTCGGTTTTCTAATGGCGTTTGTACTTATCAACTTCATGCTTGGTTGTGAGACTTGGGATGAAAGTCTTTGGACTGAGTACAACAGCTGTATAACTCTTGGTCACATCATTGACGGAATAGGAGGTAAACGATGACCAATAAAAAATCTATGAAGCTTTTCGTACTTCGGTATGGGAAAGGTGGAGATGTAGTAAAAGGTGAGGATGGCATGCCCCTTTACTTCAACGACAAACAAGTTGCCAAGAACCATCGGGGAGACAACATGGTTGTCTCATATGGCCCTGACCATCGTAAACACAAAGGAGGAATTGATGCGAGCCACTCTACTAAAACAAACAATTAAATCATTGTTCCCTACACAACGGACAATGGCAATCGAAGGTGCACCGGGTGGTGGTAAGACTACCATCTGTGAAGAAGTTGCCAATGAATTGAAGGTTGGTTTCATTGAGAAACACATGCCGACAATGTTGGTCGAGGACTTCGGTATCATGTATCCAAATGGTGATGATATGTTGCACTACAAACTACCAGACTGGTATCCGTCACAAGACAGAACGGATATACCTGACACTGGTATCCTATGCTTTGATGACAGGAACCAAGCCAATGCTGACTTGCAGAAAGTCTTGGCTAACATCTGTCAAGCTAGGAATCTACATGGTGTACCACTCAAGGAAGGTTGGATGGTTGTCTCGACAGGTAACCGACAGTCTGACAGAGCAGGTGCTAATCGTGTACTGTCTCACTTGCGTAATCGTGAGACTGTGTATGAACTTGAAACACACCTTGATGACTGGTGTTCATGGGCTATTGACCACGGAGTAAAGCCCGAAGTTGTTTCGTTCATACGTTTCAGACCTAATCTCTTGCATGACTTTGATGCTCAACGTGACCAAAACCCTACACCACGTTCATGGGTTGAGGGTGTGTCCGATGCCATTGGTGTTGTACCAACTGACGCTGAGTATGAAACATTCAAGGGTGCTGTTGGTGAAGGTGCGGCGGCAGAGTTTGTAGGTTTCGTTAAGATCTACAGGAAGCTACCGAATCCTGACAACATCATCATGAATCCTACTACAGCCGAGGTTCCTGATGATCCTGCTACGTTGTATGCCCTGTCTGGTGCTATCGCTGAACGTGCAACTGTCAACAACTTTGAACGTGTTGTGACCTATGCCGAGCGTATGCCACCTGAGTTCAGCGTACTGTCTGTGTCTTATGCAAGTCGTAAGAACGCAGACTTGGCTTCAACGCAAGCGTTTACGAAGTGGGCTGTTAATCACCAAGATGTCCTATTTTAACGGAGGTAGATATGAAGTTATCGGACAAAGCACTATTGGTTCAACTGAATGTATCACAGTGGACTGCTAGGAAGTATGACAAGAGGGCTACTGAACAGGTAGCCCAACAGAATGGTTCTGCTGTACAAGCAGGACGATACAACAAATCGTTGTTACCTATGAATGATTACCTTGATAATGTTCATAAGAAAACAACTACTATCAGAGCGAAGTACTACGCCAATACCCTACCTTGGGGTATTGAGGGTACGATGTTGTTACCATCTGCAAACTACTTGAACTTCATGACGGAGTTTAGGAAGGAGAAAGCAGAATGGCAAACACTTGTGGACAGCTTTTGGAATGAGTATTCAAGGCTGAAGCAAGATGCACAACGCTTCTTGGGTAACCTGTACAATGATGCAGACTACCCACCACTGCACGACATCCAACGTAAATTCAAGATGGACTTGGCTGTGTTCCCTGTACCATCTAACGATTTCCGTGTGCAAATATCGGATGATGAACTGTCTCGTATACAGAATGATGTTGAAGCTAGAGTACAAGATGCGGCTCAACAAGCTATGCAAGAAGCATGGCAACGTCTGTATGACCGAGTCAAACACATGGCTGAGAAACTTGCAGATCCCAAGGCTATCTTCCGAGATACTCTCATCGAGAATACCAAGGAAGTATGTTCTGTACTTAGCCGACTTAACTTTGCTGATGACCCCGACTTGGAAGCCTTACGACAACAAGTTGAGGGAAGTCTAGCTAACAACCACCCTGAAAGTCTACGTAATGACCCTGACTTGAGACGTGATAAAGCGGCTGAAGCCAAGGCAATCATGGATAAGATGGGTGCATTTATGGGAGGTAACTAATGGCAGATGTTGAGAAACGAATTAGTAAAGCTAAGACTTCATTGATTCTTGAACATCCCTTTATTGGTAGCATTGCTTTGAATATGCCAATGAAGGTTGACAACTCTGTGCCTACTGCCGCCACTAATGGTAAGCGTGTACTGTTCAATGAAGATTTCTGTAATGGGTTGGATGATGAGGAACTTAAGTTCCTCGTCGCCCACGAATGTTTACACCCAATGTTGGAACACAACTTCCGTAGACAGGAACGTAATCCGTACAAGTGGAACAAAGCGGCTGACTATGTAATCAACAAGCTGTTGACTGATGAAGGTATTGGTAAGATGCCCGAGCAAGGTCTGCTTGATGAGAACATATACCAGTCTGGTAGTGGTACATCCGAGGGTATCTACGGAATACTACCCGAAGAAGATGAAGGTAATGAAGGCTATGGTGGTCAAGGTCAACCACTAGACAGCTGTGAAGATGGCGAGGGTTCACCTGCTGAAGTATCACAGCAACAAGCCGAATGGAAAGTCAAGGTAGCACAAGCGGCTCAAGCGGCTAAGATGATGGGCAAGATGAGTGCAGGTCTTGAACGTATCGTTGATGAAGTCTTGAAACCCAAAGTGGACTGGAGGGAAGTCTTACAGAGATTTGTTGTCAAGTGTAAGTCTGACCAACGCTCGTGGGCTAGACCCAATAGACGATTCCTCTCTCAAGGATTGTATCTACCAAGTGTATCGGGTGAATCATTGGGAGACATTGCGTTCGCTGTAGACTGTTCGGGTTCTATCGGACAAGACGAAATCAATCAGTACGCTAGTGAGATACGTACAGTTTGGGAAGATCACAGACCAACAAATATCCACGTTATCTACTTTGATTCTGAAGTCTGTCACTACGATAAGTTCGACAGAGACAACGAACCAACAATCAAACCACATGGGGGTGGAGGTACTGCTTTCAGTCCTGTGTTCAAATACATGCAAGACAACTCTATTGACCCAGTTGCTTGTGTGTTTCTAACAGACCTTTGCTGTGATGACTTCGGTGATGCACCTGACTACCCAGTCCTATGGGTGTCAACACATTCAGACGAAGCACCATTCGGTGAGGTTGTAATGATGAAGGAGGTATAATGGGACAAGTTAAGAAACTGCTCATAGAAGCAGAATCATTATTGGTTACATGCCTAGATGATTGGGGCATGACCAATGACCAAGCGTTTGCAAAGATACGCAAACAGTTAGGTAGCATGGCTGAAGACCATGTACGTCAACTAGTAAACAAATGGAATAAGGAGGATAAAAATGGCAACAGTACGATTCAGTGATGCGTTGAAAGATACCATCCGTACCAATGCAAGAAACATGTTCGAAGCGAACATCAAGAAAACAGAAGCAGACTATCCATCAACATGGGCAGATAGGTTTTACAATTCATTCTTCCCTGCTGATGTGATTGCTAAATTCAATGCACTACCAGACTACGCATTGAACAAGAAGGAACGAGTTGACTTCCGTGGATTCACTAATGCACCCGAAGATGTATGGCAGACAGGTGCATACAAACATGAAACATGGAAGTTGGCAAGTGAGATACCACTAAACTTTAGTACACCTAAACCTTGGCCTCATAAGTTTAACAAGGAGGATACAGGGTTCAATGATGAATGGCGTAGTGGTACTTGTGACTACAACGATAGTAGATGGGACTGGTTGAAAGCCGAGTTCAAGGAATACAATCGTAAAATCTTTGAGATACGAAACAAACAAGAGAGTTTCTTGGAGGGTGTTAACAGGATTATGGATACATATTCTACGTTAGCCCCTGCACTCAAAGCATGGCAACCATTGTGGGATTTGTTGGATGACAATACCAAGGAACGACACAAGAAGGTAGTCGAACGTAAGAAGTCGAGTGATGCTGACTTAGGTGTAAACCTAAACGACATGACTGCGGCTGTAACATTTTCAAAACTAACGAGGTAATAATGACAGAGATGACATATCCAAATGGGTTGACTGAACGAGAACTACCATCACAAGATAACTACAGGTGGTGGGATAGTGACAGACAACTCACTAGCTACGAACAAATGGTAGCTTTTTTCAATCGGGCAAGAGATAAAACTAAGGGTAAGCCTGTAACCCAATGGTCTAAGCTGACTATGGAAGGTGATGTAGTGTACATCAATCTTCTCAACTATGGTGAAGTCAAGCTAGCCAAGATAACACCTGACAACATCATTGAGTTTGTTGCTGAGCCAATGACTATTTGGCAACAGAGCCAATCAATGGTGGGTGCTTTCCACAGGTGGTATCCGTTTACATTCATGAGACATCGTAAGGGTTTGTATCGTACCTTACATACTCAGACCATGACTAACATAGCAAATGAGAGAGTAAAAGAAAAACGTGAGAAACTGTTGGCTATGACTAAACAAGAAGTCGATGATGCTAAATCTAAAGACCAGTACTTTAGTCATTGGCACTACGGCTATTCAGTACACAATGAGGTTATGAAGGAGTCCCCATCATACTTCAAGGGTCTGCGTTTCAACATGCTTACCGGTGAGTGTCTCAATCAAAGACCTGACGACAAGTTTGTAGAAGATCCCGAGAAGCGTAAAGAGTGGCGTAAAATGCTGACTAAATTCAAGCGAGGTATGAAAGCTAGAATCAAAGTCCATGCTCTTGATGGTATTGTTAACGAGGTATGGGATAAAAGACAGAACAATCAAGGTGGTCATCAATGGAAGCAACCCGATTGGTCTGCTGAAGAATGGACTACCCTACTACAGAAATGTATTCGTGACTGTGACTATCCTAAAGAACTGCTAGTCGGTTTGGTTCAGACATCACACAGTGGGTACTATATGTCTAGCAAGCCAACTGCTGATGACCTAAGGAAAACACTTGATAAGGTACTCAACGATATGAGTATCGAACTGCGTAGACGATTCAATGTCTTTGAGAAAGAAGGACATGATGAGAAGAAGCAGGACAAGTACAAAGGTTATTGGTCTTCACCCCATGTTGAGAGTGTCTTATGACAGTCGTAGTTTGGGATGGAATGAATCTAGCTACTGATAGACAAGCTAATGATGGCTCTCTTAAATGGGAGTCATCGAAGGCTTGGTATGTATCTAGTAATGGTGAAGTCAATATTGTTTCGGGTGTTGGGTTATTGTCGCATATTGTAACACTACGTGAGTGGTACAAAGATGGGGCTTTACCCGACAAGTATCCGGCAGAGATACGACCTAACACAGCTCAACTTATTGTCATAAGACAAGATGGGTTGTGGGTCTACGATGGTACTGCCTACCCCGAACATAGGGGCTTCAATGTGTGTGCCTTTGGACATGGTAGAGATTTTGCTTTCGGTGCATTAGCTATGGGTGCTGATGCTCGTAAGGCTGTGGAAATAGCTTGTGAATATTCTTTACAATGTGGTAAAGGTGTGGAAATATATAGTTTACAAAGAGGTAAAGATGAAGTCGAAGAAGTATGTAAAGGTATGGCAATACCTGTCTAAGAATCCTACTGCCAAAGCTAGCGATGTAGCAAAGGCTTGTAAGTGTAGTGTCAACTATGTGTATGACCTTAAAGCAAAGGCAGGTACACCGAAGGAAGTCTTTGAGAAAGAAGCTAAAGACAAAGAACGGAAGGCACTGGTCAATAGAACTAGTGTACTGATGACAGCCAATGACATGGTGAGTAAATCTAGACAGCAAGACCACGGAAGTTTTGCTAACAATGCTACTATGATAGCACGATACTGGAATACATATCTACATCTGCCCGAGCAGAAAGGTATCTTACCTAGTGATGTTCCAATAATGCTAGCCTTGTTGAAGATTGCAAGGATCCATGAGAACCCATCACACATAGACAACTATGTTGACATATGTGGGTACTCTGCACTTGCAGCAGAAATATCGGAAGACAAGGAGTAGTTATGGATATAGTCACCATTGATTTCGAAACATATTACGACAGAGAGTATTCATTGTCTAAGATGACAACTGAAGCCTATGTTCGTGACGGCAGGTTTGAGGTTATTGGTGTAGGTATCAAAGTTAATGACCACCCTACTGATTGGTACAGTGGTAAAAATGTGGGCAAGTTTCTTAACTCGTTGGATTATTCCGACAAGGCGATACTTGCTCACAACTGCGTGTTTGATGGGGCTATCTTGTCGTGGCTATATAATATTAAGCCGAGGTTTTGGCTTGACACATTATCTATGGCAAGACCCTTTCATAACTCAACAGTAGGTGGCTCACTAAAAGCATTAGTACACCACTACAAACTAGGTGCGAAAGGTGATGAAGTAATCAATGCGTTAGGTAAAAGACGTAAGGACTTCACACCCGAAGAACTAGATAAGTATGCTAGCTACTGTGTTAATGATGTAGACCTCACCTATAAACTATTCCAAAAACTAAAGGCAGAGAACTTTCCTGCGTCCGAGTTAATGGTCATTGACCAAACACTACGGATGTATACAGAGCCTACTATTATATTAGATACCGATGTGTTGACTCAGCATCTCGAGAAAGTAAAGGCAGACAAACAGAAACTTATTGATGATTTGTCGCTCAAAGGATTGAGTCAGGAGAAAGTCAAAAAGGCTTTGATGTCTAATCAGATATTCGCAAAGCTATTACAGACAGTCGGTGTTGAACCCCCAATGAAAACTAGCTTGCGTACAGGTAAGGAAACGTATGCGTTTGCTAAAACAGACAAAGCATTCACCAACTTGTTGGAGCATCCTAGTCCTAAAGTCCAGAATCTGGTAGCGGCAAGACTCGGCACGAAGTCCACGATTGAGGAGACTCGGACAGAGAACTTAATAAAAGTGGCTGAGCGAGGTCGCTTGCCCATCATGCTTAATTATTATGGAGCGCACACAGGCAGGTTTAGTGGTGGCGATAAGCTGAACTTACAGAACCTACCTAGGAATGGTGCTATCCGTAGGTCACTATCCGTACCCGAAGACCATGTGTTGATTGCTTGTGATTCGTCACAGATAGAAGCAAGAATGGTTGCCTACATTGCAGGTCAAGATGATTTGGTTGAATCATTTAGGCAAGGTCGTGATGTATATAGTGAGTTTGCCAGTGAAGTTTATGGCAAGAAAGTGACGAAGGATGACAAGGTTGAACGATTTGTAGGTAAGACTTGTATCCTTGGTTTAGGTTATGGCATGGGTGCAAAGAAGTTTAGGGCAACACTTGCTCTAGGACAAGGTGGTATATCTGTTGATGTCGATGAGTATGAGGCTCAAAGGATTGTCAATTTATATAGGCAGAAGAACCACAAGATCGCATCACTATGGAGAAGATGTGGTCATGCTCTATCAGAAATGGTGGCAGGTAGGTCGGGTCAAATATCAGACTTAGTACACTATGATAGTAAGGGGATTATCTTACCCAATAAACTACGCATTATATATCCTGCATTGCGTAATGGCTCAGATGGATATGAGTATATCAATGACGCTAGAACTTTCCGTAAGTTAGCACACAAGCGAGTGATGACTGGCGAGCAAGTTAATATTGATTGGACTCGTATCTATGGGGGCAAGGTAACAGAGAACGTTGTTCAAGCGTTGGCTCGTATAGTTGTATCAGAACAGATGGCATCTATTGGTCAGTCTTATCATGTAGTCTTTCAAGTACATGACGAGGTAATCATATGTGCCCCGGCAGCAGATGAGACACACGCACGACAACTTGTTGAGAGAAGAATGTCTACAGCCCCCAGCTGGGCAAAAGATTTGCCAGTCGCTTGCGAGTCGGGCGTAGGCTATAATTATGGAGACGCAAAATGAGTAAAAAAGAAAGTGCCTTGAAAGTTATCAAGGAACTAACAGAAGAAATTACAGAAGCTAACGATGAAGATGTAGGGGATGTAGTTGTTCTGTTAAAAATAAAAGGTCAATACGTTAGGTACTCGACTAAGATTGATGACACATTAAAACTTGTAGGGTTTGTTGAAACTCTCAAACATGATGTGTTGAAAAGGATGTCAAGTTAATGTATTGTTTATATATGCGTGGGTGTACACCGCCTACGCATCATACTGCTATGGAGGTTCGATGTCATTAACTCATTCATTCTCATCTATTAAGATGTACGAGAACTGCCCGAAGCGATACTACCACCAACGTATAACTAAAGAAGTTAAAGACACAGGTAGTGATGCTACAAGATATGGTGAGCGAGTGCATGAAGACCTTGAGCATAGATTAGTCAAAGCCAAACCACTATCCAAAGAGACAGAATCATACGAAGCCCTATGTAAATCAATAGAGAATATGGTTGGAGAGGGAGAGTTGTATGCAGAGAAACAGCTGTGCCTAAATGAAAACCTTACACCAACAGGTTGGTGGGCGGATGACGCTTGGTTACGCAGCATACTCGATGTGTTAATT